GGCGATCTGGTCGCCCACAACTGGTTTTGCAAGGAGTATCACAAGGGGAGCCTAGCTTATGCGAAGGCCCACGCCTGGGATTACTCCCTGCCGAGTCCGTACTAACATAACTAAGGCTCACTACCCCAAAGGGGCGGTGGGCTTTTTGGCGTTTGGAGAGGTCGTTAAGGTCATCAACTATGGTTCCTGGCTGAATCAGTAATGCATTTGTTGGGAAGGGGGGGGTGAGAGGATGGCAACGCAAGTTGAGGCAGCCATTGAATGGGCTAAGAAAAAGCTTGGAAACAAGTCGTATGCGAATAGATGTCAAGCGTTTGTGGCCGATGCCTATGCTTACGGTGCTGGGATGTCTCGAATTTCAGCCAGTACAGCAAAACAGGCCGGAGACTGGTGGATTAAGGATACCAGGCGGGACAATATACCCGTTGGAGCAGCAGTATATTTCTATACCAATCACGTTGGGCTATATATCGGAAACGGGCAAGTAATCAATGCCTATGGGAGTGTTCAGATACATACTCTGGACAAGCTTTTGACGCTTAAAGGCGGAGACGGAAAAGTCTATAAGTATCGCGGCTGGGGCTGGAATGGTGGAGTAAAGCCTACTGGTGCTGCACCTGGGAATTCTTACACCAACGGGAATACCGGTTCAGATTCTTACAGCTATTCAACCGGAGAAGTTGACCGCCCCACCGCCCCCGAACGGAAAGAGATCACCACCGTGGTCATCCGCTCCATCGATGGGAAGAGCTATGTCCAGAATCGGCAGATTGGGGAGCTTGAGCACGCCAAGGTAGGCCCGGAGATCATGATCCAGTCAGACAAGGTCTATGTGCCCTGCCTGGTGGATGAGATCACCCTGGAGCGTCCCCGGAAGGGCGGCCCGGCCAAGCTGACCTTCACTGTTGTGAAGGACGATGTGCTCAGCTTCTTCGAGGGAAACCCGGTCTCCTTCACCTGGAACGGAGAGAAGATGTTCTTCGGCTTTGTCTTTACCAAATCCAGAACTGATCTGACCACCATCACCGTGACCGCTTACGACCAGTTGCGGTATCTGAAGGCGAAGGACACCCTGTCCTATGCCAACAAGACATACGCCCAGCTGGTGCAGATGCTGGCCGACGACTACGGCCTGCAATGCGGCGAGCTGGAGGACACGGGGTATCAGATCCCCGCCCGGATCGAGGAGACAACCCTGCTGGACATGCTGGGCAACGCCTCGGACGAAACGGTCTTGAACACCGGGAAACTGTTCGTACTGTACGACGACTATGGGCGGCTCCGGCTTCAGAGCCTGGCAAACATGAAACTGCCCCTGATGCTGGATGGAGAGACCGTGGAGAGCTTTGACTACAAGAGCTCCATCGACTCAGACGTCTACACAAAGGTCAAGCTTGCCTCGGACAATTCCCTCACGGGTGAGCGGGAGACCTATATCACCAACGACGAGGGCAATCAGGCTCGATGGGGCATCCTCCAGTATTACAACAAGGAGAACGGCGAAGTGAACAGCACCCTCCTTCAGGCCAAGGCCAAGGCGATCCTGGACTATTACGGCGTTGTGAACCGGACGCTCCGGATATCCGGCGCTTTAGGTGATGTCCGTGTCCGGGGCGGGTCTCTGCTCCTGGCTGTACTGGGTCTGGGAGACCAGAACATGAGGAATTTTATGTGCGTGGAGAACGTCAAGCACCATTTCAAGGAGGGCGTTCACACCATGGATCTGACTCTGAGCGGCCGGATCGCTGAAGGGGTGGTGTTCTCGGCATGAACATGGTGGAGCTGATCCAAACGATTGCAAAGAATCAGATGGATGTGGAAAAACCCATGCAGATCATGTTCGGGACGGTGGTTTCCGATGGTGAGCCCCTGCGGGTCCGCCTGTCGGAAAAAGTCGTCCTGGAAGAGGACATGCTGATACGAATCTCGCAGCACCGGCATGAGCGGGGGACGCATCTTATCCTCCTGCGGGACCACGGCGGACAGCGGTGGTATGTGCTGGAGATTCCGGGCCACAACGAGCTGTCCGGACTGGATGCCGAGAACTGCCACCCCATTGAGGCCATTACAGGCTTGAGAGATGAGCTGGACGACCACAACGACAGGCTGATAGATTTGGAGACCAGAAGGGTCAAGAATCTTGAGCACGACATGTACGACAGCGACGGGAAGGTCCCGCTGCTGACCGTCCGGGTGGACGGTCTTGAAACGAAAATGGAAGAGCTGTGGAACTGGTATCAGGTCCACAAGGACGACGGTCAGGAAGGAGGAGGATGAAATGGGGCTACTGCCTGAGATTATGGACACCTTTCCCCAGGATGTTACGATCCGCACTTGGCCCACCAGGACATATAATCTCCGCTTCGATGGACAGCCGTCCTTCGGTAAGCTGGAGGGCCTGGAGGCCATGAAACAGGCCATCTTCCTGATCCTGAGTATCCCCCGGTTCCGGCACGAGATCTTCTCCTGGAACTACGGCTCGGAGCTGGAGCCTTTGTTCGGACAGGCGAACACCGTCCAGTTGCAGGTGCGGGTCCAGGAAGCCATAAGGGAAGCGCTGATGCAGGATGACCGGATCACGGATGTGACCGGTTTTTCTTTTGCCCGGAGAGGGACGGAGATGGCAGTCTCCTTCGTGGCTGAGACCACCGAGGGCAATGTGGAATCCACCGTCCTGTTTGCCCCCGGTATGGATACGGAATACGAGGTGATCCTGAAATGAGCAGATATGCCGATACAATGACCTTTGAAGCGATCCTGAATGAGATGCTCTCCCAGGTCCCTGACACGGTGGACAAACGGGAGGGCTCTGTCATTTATGACGCCCTGGTCCCCGCTGCCATGGAACTGGCCCAGGTCTATATCCTGCTGGACGTCATCTTCGACGAGACATTCGTGGATACCGCCTCCCTCCAGTATCTGATGAAGCGGGCGGTGGAAATTGGTGTCCCCCTCCAGGAAGCGACTCAGGCTGTGGTCCGGGGAGAGTTCAAACCGACCAGCCTGAAGATTCCTGAGGGGTCCCGGTTCAACTGCGGCGCGGTGAACTACGTCGTGGATGAGAAGATCGAGGACGGCGCGTACCGTTTGATCTGTGAGACGGTTGGATCTGCCGGGAATCTGGATTCCGGAGTCCTGCTGCCGATTGACTCGATCCAAGGCCTGGAGACCGCAGAGATCGCGGGTGTTCTGATCCCCGCCGTAGATACGGACGATGCAGATACGCTGCGGGAGCGGTATTACAAGTATGTGAGCCGCCGTCCGTTCGGTGGGAACATCGCCCAGTATAAGCAGTGGCTGGAGGTCTCCGACGAGGGCAGCGGCATCAGCGGGATTGGAGGAGTGAAAGTCTTCCCCGTCTGGAACGGTATCGGGACGGTGAAGATTCAGTTCATCGAAGCAAAGAAACTTGCCGGGACAGATGTGACTGACTACGTGCCTCCCAATGAGACCCTTGTGAACGCAGTGCAGGAATATCTCGATCCGGCTGAGCATCATGGAGAAGGCCGTGGTATCGCCCCTGTCGGGCACACAGTCACCGTGGAGGGAGTAAAGCCGAGAGAAATCACGGTAACCTGCTCAATCACGTTTGAGGATGGTTCTGAAAAGACTGCGGAAGAAGCGATTGCTGAGGCACTTGAGCCTTATCTGCTGGAGCTGAGGAAGAGTTGGGCGGAAGAAGACGAAATCGTCGTAAAGGCCAGCCAAATCATGTACCACATCCTTAACCTGCCGGACGGAAAGGTAAAGGACGTGGACATAGCCAGTGTGACCATCAACGGACAGAGCGGCAACTATACGCTTGTCCCTGGTTATGTGCCCGTGATGCCGGGAGAAGGTGACGGGACATGAGAAGAAACCTCATCCGTTACCTGCCGGACATCCTGAAACGGAACCTGGACTTCCGAATCCTGATGGAGGTCCAGGAGAATTATGGGCTTCAGCCCCTCTGGGATGCGGCACAGACGGTTTTTGACGACCAGTTTATCACCACCGCTGACGAGTACGGCATTGCCCGCTACGAAAGCATTTTGGGCCTCAAGCCGGATAAGGACGATACTCTGGAGGAACGGAGAAGAGCCGTGCTCATGGCCTGGCGGAGGAAACCCCATATCGGCCTGCCGGAGCTCCAGGAGACCGCAGACATCTGGGCCCCTGGCTGGACGGAGCTTGAGTATGTACATCCGCTGATGATCGTGGTGTGGATGACGGAGAATGCCCCCTATGGGTTTGTCAAGCACAAAGCGATGTGGAGCGAGCTGCGGAAGCTGGCCCCGGCGAATGTGGATTTCGATTTTGCCTGGAGATATCTCAGGGTCAAGGAGGTCCACCGTCAGATGTCGGTAGCGGAGCTGGAGAGGACACCGAAGAAATATTTTGCCGGCGGGACCGGCATACCGGACTGGTTCCGGGGCAGCGGTATCCTGCGGTTCGGCAGCTGCCTGGTTGTCCGGGAGCGGTCGAAGATCACCGTCAAGCAGACGGGGGACAGGCTGGACATCAGCGATAGTCCCACCTATCGCTATGAGGCCCCGGCCTATGAGCAGATCGGCGACGGGCTGTGGAGAATCGACGGTGCCCTGACTGTGGCGGCGGACTCCATGGTATCCGCTCGGACAGAGGGAGACACCTTGATGATTTTGGATAAGGAGGAATGACGCTTGGCAGATGTGAGCAAAAACCTGGCCCTTGTACTGGTGAACCCGGCAGAAGACGGGGACGAGGCATTTAATTTTTCGACTATGGTCAATCACAACTGGGAGAAGGTGGATGCTGCCTTTGGTGACCTGGATGTCCCAGCGTTGGCGTTGGGGCTGGAAAGCACTGACGTGGCCGGCATCCTGAAAGAACTTGCCGACAGGGTGACTGCACTGGAAGGAGGAAACAGCAATGGCTGATATCGTTATCAACGGGGTCACATATCCGGCCCCCAAAAGGGTGGCATTTCCGGGGAGCAACGGAGAACCGGTCGTCTTTGACCTGCCGGTGACTCCGGACAAGGTCCTCAACGCCGCCAGCGAGAGGCCGGTGCAGAATAAGACGATCTATGCGGCCATTAAGGGCATCCGGGACCAGCTGGCGTCTCCCTTCAACTTTAAGGGGACTGTTTCCGCCGTGGCGGACCTGCCGGCCAGCGGGAATCACGTCAACGACTCCTACTACGTGCAGGCGGAGACCTGCCTGTACACCTGGACCGGGTCGCAGTGGCGGCAGAGCTCCCTGCGCGAGAGCGCCTACGAGACGGAGCTGGAGACCCTGCGGGAGCAGACGGAGCTGTGGAATTTCAACCAGCGGGTCAAAAACGACCCCTTCACCGCCCGCAGCGGCACCTCCTCGGACGCAAATATCGGCGAATACACCGCCCTGCGGTCCACCGCCAGCGCCGAAACGGACGGAGGGCTCAAGCTGACCAACACCGGGTCGCAGCTGTCCTTCGGGGTTTATTTCAATCTCGGCAGGCCGAAGCAACTGAACGTCACCAACAGGCTGTACGTGAAGATCACAGGCCTCCAGACCAATATGCCCGGGGCGGACTACTATCAGATCGAGTGCAACGCCTCCGGCCAGCGCCTCGGGGTCGATACGTTCCCGGCGGACGGGAGCTATGAGGGGATCTTCGAGTATACGCCGTCCGAAGACGCCTATGTCGCCTTCACCCTCTACGCCCACAACACCGTCACCTGCGTGAGCACGGATTACTTCTCCTTTGACCAGATCAACCTGGTCAATCTGACGGAGATGTTCGGACCCGGCAGCGAACCGGGCCTGTCCGCGTTTGCTCAGATCTACAGCGACTATCCGTATGCCTACCGGGTCCCGGAGATCACGTCGGATACCCGGGCGCTGGCGCTCGCCCTGCTGACCAACAACGAGGTCAGAAACCAGCTGGAGAACTGGAATTACAACCAGCACATCAAGAACCGGCCCTTTGTGTTCTACACCGGTTCTATTTCCGACCAGAACGTCGGGGAGTGCATGACCCTGCGGTCCACCGCCAGCGTGAGGCCCAGCCAGGGGCTGAGGCTGACCAACACTGGGGAGCAGAAGTCTTTCGGCATCTACTTCAACGTCGGCAGGCCGAAGTATCCAGGGGTGACCAACCGGGCTTATGTCAGGATCTCCGGACTGGAGAACAACCTGGAGGCACCCGAGTCGTATCTGATCGAGTGCAGCGCCGCCGGATCGGTGCTGGGGTCGGCATATGTGCCGATGGGCGAAATCTTTGACGGGATATTCTATTTTACCCCCACCGACGACAGCATCGTGGCCTTTTCCCTGCTGATAATCAATACCGTTGCCAGCACGAGCACCGATGAATTTGCCTTCCACAACGTCAACTTCGTCAATCTGACGGAGATGTTTGGTCCGGGAAATGAGCCGGATCTGGACGTCTTCAAGCAGGTCTACCCCCAGTATCCCTCGCCCTTTAGGCTCCCCGGCATCACCACCGCCAGCAAGGAGCTCGCCGTGTACAAGCTCATGCAGGAGAAGGAGACGGCGGCAAAGGAGCTGTACTACCTCAAGTACCACGGGGAGATGGACGCCCAGGCCGACGTGGACGATCTGGCGGCGGGGAAGCTCGGAATCTACTTTGCCAGCGCCGCCCCCGACAAAAACAACGCGCACACACCGGCCAGATGGGGCACGTACCGCATCATCAACCTCAAGAGCAACAACGTTGCCAACACATCCAATGTCGGCCAGCTGGCCATCCGCCGCAACGGTCTCTATTTCCGGTACGGCTCCCAGCCCTATGAGCAGCTGGACGAGTGGCTGAGTACGGACCCCCACACGCCGGTGATGCAGACGGAGACCATCCCATACAAGGCCATCCCCTACCACCGCAAGTGGGACAGCCTTCTGGACGGACGGGTCCTGCGGCGGAAATCCCTGGGCCTGGTGGACGGGGACGAGGAGCTCCCGATCTTCGCCTATGAGTTTTGTCCGCAGAGGGATTACGTCGATCTGACGGAGTCCGGGCTGGGCAACCGGCCCGTCGCCTTCGACTGGACCAACGCGCTGTACAAGCGGCCCAAGGTGCTGATCATCGGCGGCGTCCACGGCAACGAGAAGTGCACGCCCATGGACATCCTGACCGTGCTGAAGAAGCTGCTCCGACGGGAGAACAACGACATCGCCTGCAAATTTGACTGGTACTTTATCCCGCTGATGAACCCCTGGGGCTACAACCACGCGCGGCTGGACGGCGAGGGCAACATCATCTACGACAATAGCGCCGCCGAGGGGGAGACCGTCGTCGAGTGCACGGAGGAGATCAACGCCGGCATCCGCAACAACGGGCACGGCCAGAACATCAACCGGGACTGGAGCGACGTCCTCTATACCTACAACGGCGTCACCTACGGCTTCCAGACGCCGGAGCTCCAGATGGTCAAGGACTACGTTCTGGGCATCAGGCCGGACATCTTCATCGACGCCCACCAGAATCACGCCGACAAGCGGGCGTCCGCCAATCCCGTCTGCTGTCACGCCGGGATCGTCTTTGACGAGGACAACACCGACCCGGAGTACCTCCGGCTGATCCGGAAGATCTTCGGCCGCATCGACGTGGCCAACGCCGACACGGACACCGCCATGTACCGCTATACAGACGGCGTCACCTCTCCCCATCAGGCCTGCCGCGCCTGGCCCGCGATGCCGGTGTCGGAGTCCAACAACTACTTTGCCGGCATCACGGCTAAGGACGCGGCGGGGAATGTCATCGGCAATACCAGCCACAGATCCATCGCGACGCCCTACTCCCTGATCACGGAGACGTCGGAGATCTGCGCGACGTATTCCAAGACCGGCGAGTGGTACAACCCCGTGGCCTGCACGTTTTCCACTACCTACCTGTGGAATATCATCCGGCAGATGGCGGACATGTTCTGAGGGGAGGGCGCCCATGCGTGAACTCATTGTTCAGATCGCGGCGGTGTGCGGGTGCATCAGCACCATCGCCACCGCCTGCATCCTGTTTATCAAGCCCCTGCGGGAATGGCTCCTGGGGACGAAACAGGTCCGGGAGGGCCTGCGGTGCCAGCTCAGGAGCGATATGCTGCATACCTACTATAAGCATCGGGAGGAGGAAACAATACGGCAGTACGAGGCCGAAAACTTCCTCATGGAGTACCGGGCGTATAAGGCCCTGAAGGGCAACAGCTTCATCGATGGCATCGCCGCCAAGGTAAAGGAATGGGAGGTGGTGTCATGAGGGAAAACGTCGAGATCATCAACCATCACCCGGAGACACTGTCTGCCTCGTTCATCGAATCCGAGATTGAGGATGCGGAAAAGAAGACCGGACGCAGGGTGGTCAAGGCGGAGATCTCCGACAACGGGGACGGCACCTGCACCCAGAGGTTCTGGTTCAGCAAGGTGCCCTTCGACCGGATCCGGCGGATCACCGGGTATCTGGTCGGGGACCTGAACCGGTTTAACGACGCCAAGGCGGCGGAGGTCAAGGACCGGGTGAAGCACACCACATGCGACTGCACAGAAGGGAGATAGATAGCATGAACACGAAATGGCTGAAAGCGGCGGCGATCCGGGCGATCCGGACCGTCTGCCAGACGGCGGTGGCCCTGATTACCGTGGGGGTGCCGGTCTTCGACATCGACTGGCGGAACGTCCTAGCCGTGTCTCTGACCGCCGGCATCTGCTCCATGCTGACGAGCCTCGCAGGGCTGCCGGAGGTACCGGAGGATAAAGGCACCGACGCTGGGCTGCCGGTGAGCTGAGGGGGTGGCACCATGAGCAACAGTTCTCTGGTTGCCTACACCAGAATCTCCCCCAACCGGACGGTCCCCCGGAACCACGCCATCGACCGGATCACCATCCACTGCACTGCGGGTCAGGCAACGGCGGTGGGCCTGGGCAACATCTTTGCGCCGGTGTCCCGGCGGGCATCCTGCAACTATGGCATTGGTAAGGATGGGACCATCGCCTTAATTTGCCCGGAGAAGGACCGGTCCTGGTGCTCCTCCAGTTCAGCCAACGACCACAGATCGGTGACCATCGAGGTGTCCAGCGATGCAGTTCACCCCTACCGGGTCAACGATACCGCGTACAAGGCTACGCTGGACCTGGTCACCGACATCTGCCGCCGGAACGGCAAGACGAAGCTGGTCTGGTTCGGGGACAAGGCGAAGACTCTCGCCTACTCCCCTAAGGCCAACGAGATGGTGATGACCGTCCACCGCTGGTTTGCCGCCAAAACCTGCCCCGGCGACTACCTGTACAATCTGCATCCCCAGATCGCCGCAGAGGTCAACCGCAGACTGGCGGGGGGGGGCGCCTCCACAACTGTGCCCACCGCCTCTGCGTCGAAACCTGCAAGCGGCAGGATGGTCCGGGTGACCACTGCTCGTCTGAATATCAGACGCGGCCCAGGTACCGACTATCCCGTCTGCGGGAAAATCACCGACAGAGGCATCTATACTGTCGTCCAGGAATCCGCCGGGCCCGGAGCCTCCCAATGGGGCAAGCTGAAGAGCGGTGCAGGCTGGATCTCATTGGACTACACTACTTATGTGGCGAAGGAGATAAACCTATGAATAATCTTCAGGTTTTTAACAATCCATCATTCGGGAGCGTCCGTGCCGTCGCTATTGATGGCGAGCCCTGGTTCGTCGGAAAGGACGTGGCCGAGGCACTGGGATATACCAACACCCGTGATGCTTTGGCCAAGCATGTGGACAAGGAAGATAAGAATAGCGTCGCATTTCACGACGGTATTTCTGGCAATCCGAATCAGACGGTCATCAACGAATCCGGCGTCTACTCCCTGATTTTCGGGAGCAAGCTGCCCAGGGCCAGGGAGTTCAAGCGCTGGGTGACCTCGGAGGTCCTGCCTGCCATCCGCCGGAACGGCGGGTACATCGGCGGCCAGGAGGCCATGACCCCGGAGGAGCTGATGGCCTCAGCCCTGCTGGTGGCCCAGAGGACGATCCAGGAGAAGGAGGCGCGGATATCCGACCTCTCCGTCAAAAACGCCATCCTCCAGCCCAAGGCGGACTACTTCGATGAGCTGGTGGAGCGGAACACCCTGACCAGCTTCCGGGAGACCGCCAAGGAGCTGGGGGTGAAGGAACGGCCATTCATCAGATTCCTTATCGAAAAGAAGTATATCTACCGGGACAAAAAGGGAAAGCTGGTCCCTTATGCTGACAAGAACGACGGCTTATTCGAGATGAAGGAGACCTACAACGAGAAGACGCAATGGTCCGGCACCCAGACCCTGGTCACCCCCAAGGGGCGGGAGACCTTCCGGCTGCTGTGCCAGGGGATCTGAAATACTCATCAATGGTACCGTCAATATCCATATGAAAGTGGAAAAGTGCCACGACCTTTTTTCTTGGGTCGTGGCACTTTTCTTGTTGAACACTCAGGAGATGGGCGCGGCCAGGAGAGAGAAGCCCGGCCACAGGTTCTTTATATCATGGATGAGTGGTTGGGTCAAGGTTGTTTGGGTTGGACGAGTCCCAGCTGTTGGACTCTCACAGGGTTGATGCTTTTGTTGAGAACAAAGAATTTTTGAGAGAGCAGCGTAATCCCTCGGCCAAAAGGCGGTGTTTTGCGCGATTTTTACCGCAGATGATCCCGGCAAGACATTGAAATGGCTGGATTTTTCCCGCATCTTTTCCCACATCGTTACCACAGAAAGCCCTCCGAAATCCCCTAGTTAGGTAACGGGGAGCGGGACGAAAAATGGATGTAAAAAGACCTGAAACCCTTTGAAAATCAAGGTGTTTCAGGCCTTTTTCAAGTGGCACGCCAGAAGGGACTCGAACCCCCAACCCTCAGAACCGGAAGCAAGCTGTTATGGCGGTAAAGCCCTTGTATTTCAACCCTTTGCGGCATTCTTCTTATTTTTTCCCGCACCCTTTCCCGCGCTGGACAGCTTCGCCATGTTCCGGTGCAGGACCGCCTGATCACGGTGGGTGTAGATGCCGGCGGTGACGGAGATGTCGGAGTGGCCCATCAGCTCCTTGGCTACGTTGATCGGCACCCCTGCCCGCTGAAGGTCAGTACAGAATGTGTGACGCAGGCAGTAGGGGGTCAGATCTTCAGCGACAACAGACTCGACGATCTTATTCCGGTAGAGCTTGGCCCCCATGTGGATGTCCAGCTCACGTTTGAAGCTGTCCCACATCCGGCGCATGGCCTTGTGATCCAAGGCGGCGCCCCGCATATTGACGAAAACAGGCTCCAGCGGAGAGCCACGAGCCGCCTTCAGACGCCACAGAAGATCCGTATGAATGGGGATGTCCCGGAAGCCGGACTCGGTCTTAGGGTCCTTTACTGCGCCGGTGCCGCTCTCCGCTGCCTTGTAGATGCGGATCTCATTGGCCCGGAAGTCAATGTCCTTCCAGATCAGGGGCATGGTCTCCCCGGGACGCAGGCCGGCATAGAGCATGGTCAGCACCCAGAGCCCGGCCCGGTGGGTCTTTGCCACCTCCAGGATGGCGGCACGCTCCTCCTCAGTGATGGAGCGGTGACTGCCCTGGGTTGTGACTGGAAGCACCAGGTCCTCGGAAGGGTCCCAGATGATCAGGTGGCTCTTCCTGGCCCGGCTGAACAGCTCCTTCAGCACCAGCCGGATCTTATTGACGTGGGACCGGGATTTCCCGGCCTCCTCGTTGAGGATCCTCTGCAGGTGGACATCCTTCACATCCTTCAGCTTCATTTTCCCGATCCTGGGCTGGATGTACAGACGGTACTTTTCTGCGTACATGCCCAGGCTCTTTGGGGTCAGGCCGGCGGGCTTCTTGTAGAGCTCGAACCACTCCTGATACCATCGGTCCACCGTGCTGTTTGCCCCGACGGTCCGTTCTCCCCGCTTCAGGGAGGCCTTCAGAGCCGCCAGCTTGTCTGCGGCCTCACGCTCGGTCTTGCCATAGACCTCGTAGCGCTTGCCCTCCCAGGTGATGCTGCGCCGTATGTAATTGTATTTTTTCACTTGTGTCTCCTCCGATCAGTGTGTTATAATCGAAGGGTAGTAGCCCTTCCAATGTTACTACCCTTCTTAAGCCGTCCCTGGTGCGCCAACACCGGGGGCGGCGTTTTTTATTATTGTTTTCTCTTTGGCTTGTGATTCGGATCGTATTGAGAAGAGACCCGTTCCAGCCTTTTGAAGTCACAGCAGATTTTTCGGAAAAAGTTATCCTGATTCTTTGTGGTCGCTCTGAAGTATGTTTTTTGCGCCCGTTCATATACATCGGCTTTGTGGCGATTGATAAACGACGCCTGCCGTCTGAGCAGATCAGCATACTGTCTGTTCTGTTCGGCATCGATATCCAGAACAGAAACCGCCTCCGGCGGTACCGGGATCATGTTGTTAAAGCCCAAGAGACCATAACGCCCATTTTCAAGAGGCATTATATGGACAGATGGGCGCAGTTTCTTATGTTCCTCTTTCGGAGACTCCATCGGGACGAAGTAGCGATAGCTGCCGACAATCAGGACAATCCCAACATACGGGCGGCGCATCCCTTTGTTATACTGTACTCGATGATCGATACTGTGCAAGAATCTCACGTAATGTTCTGTAATTCTGTAGATCTTCAGCTGATCCATTCTATATCCTCCAAAAAAGAGGCGAGGCAGACGATAACGCCTACCTCGCTTTTTCAGGCCCCACTTGCGGCAGGGGCTTTCCGCTTTTTCAGGTTCCGACTTGCGTCTCGGACTATCCGCTTTTTTCAGGTCCAACTTGAGGCATGGACTCTCCTCTTTGAGGAGGTGATAATAATGGCGTGCATTATTTATCACACTACGGGGATATCCCCGTACTTTCAGTATATGCACGGATATCGAAAAAGTCAATGGAAAAATGTAGGCAACGATATTCGATTTTAGTTCAAGTTCTTATTTTCGTCCTCCTTTCCGTGCCCAATCCGAGCCAAGCGCTCACTCCACCACACACGCCGGATTCAGCACAACACCGGGGGCTTTTTTTTTGTGCCCAATTCGGGCACGAGATTACAGCCCCAACAGCTGCCGCTTCTTGGCGTCGAACTCCTCTTGGGACAGGACCCCCTGGTCCAGCAGCTGCTTCCACTGCATCAGCTCCTCCGCCGGGCTGACGGCAGAAGCGGGAGCCTGAGCCTCCCGCTGACCCTCCTCGCTGATGGTCTGGAGGCAGGACAGGCAGTCCTGGGCAACGGACAGCGCCTTCTGATAGAGCTTGCTGTCCGTCTTGACGCCGGAGCCGCCGTCCATGATCCAGATGTGCTCCACAGGATAGTCCAGGTCGCTGAGGGTGATCTTCAGCTCGATCTTCGAGACCTTTTTCGCGGACTTCTTCGGGCCGATCACCGCGCCCGCCACCGCGCCGGCACCGCCGAAGAGCAGACCGCCGGCCACCGCGGTCCCGAGACCGCCGCCGGTGACGGTGACGCCGTCCTCGATCAGCTCATAGCCGGTAATGTCGGAGAAGGCGTGTACCACCGGCTTTTTCTTATACCGGGGCGTGGCGTGCCAGAGCTTCGCGGCCTCGTCCAGGTGCAGGAAGCCGCCCACCTCCCGGGTTTCCCGGAACCGCTCCAGGAGCGCCGGCTGGGCCTCCGCCGTGCGGACCAGGCGGGCATAGTCGGAGCCGGTGAGGGCGTCGGTGACGCCGTAGGGCAGGATCTCGTCCGCCTTGTCGCGGCAGTCTCTGCAGACCGGCGCCTTGTCCCGGGCCTTGATGCTTCCCCGGCCGCAGGACCCGCCGCAGACCGCGCATACATCGCCTTTGGGTGAGAATAGTGCCATGGGATCAGTCCTTTCTCTAATAAGATAACCGCATTGGGGCGGGGTCACAGGGCGTCGATCGCCTTATTGTAAGCGCGCTTCAGTTTCTGCCTGACCGCCGCTTCGTCGTATGTTCCATCGAGAGCGGAATGAACAATGCTGGTAAAAAGCCTTTTGCTGCAGATCTGAAGAGGCAGCTTCCACTCATATATCCGGTCGATCATCTCGTCTGAATAAACATCCTTATAGCTTGCGATGTCTTGGGCGATGCCTGGAGCAAGAAGAACGTTGCTCTCAAAATCGTCCTTCAGTTCTCTCTTGCTTAAGAACTCACGGCTCTCCAGACATTCCGCGCCGCTCCAGTCAATATAGATTATTCGCAGAAGCATTTCGATGGCCTGGCTTCGCCGACCTTCCTCGACCAAGAGCTGATACATATCGCGGTATGCGTTAATGCCGAAGTTGTGTTGTTCTTCAAGGACACGCTCGTTGAAGATTCCCCACATCACATCGTAGAAACTATATCCCGGCCGTTTCCTTGCATCGTATTCCTGCCAGCTCACACTCCATTTGTGGGTATGGAGTTTGACATAGTCATCGTGTTCGTCGAGAAACGCCCGTCCCTTTGCGGAAAGGGAGTATATTGGATTCGGGCAATGCTTCAGGACGAAGGAATCGTCAGAGTGATCGAGAATCCTTTGGATCAGCGCGTCCTTTTTCCCGCTTACAGGAAGCCCCAGCTCTGCCAGAAGGGGCTTTAGCTCTGTGACTTTCAGAGCGGAAAGCCTTTCGGCAGAGACAGCTTCTCTATAAAAACCCTCAGCAAACAGAGATTCCAGGTACTGCGCAGTATTCCGAATGCCGCACTCATACAACAGATAGCCTGGATATGAGAAAGAACGGTCCACCACAGGGGCTTTTGACGTGACCCAGAGAAAGATCGTCTTCGCATAGTCTCCCTGTAAGGGAGGAATCTCCGGCTCCGGCGGGGTGACAACATATTGGAACACAGGAGCAGGCGTTGGAGCGGACACCTGGGGAGCGGCAGCGGCTTTAACCGGTGCGGTCTGCTTTTCTTTTGGTACAGCGGTATCCTGCTTTTTCTTGCGCTTGGAGAAGAACATGCGGTATGCACCTCCTGTTATAATAATTCCTCCTCCGGCACGGCCAGGCGGATGGGGTGCGGCAGGATCACCCGGCCGTGGCAGACCAGGACCAGCTCGCTGTCCTCCTCGATGAACCGGTCGGCGTCGGCTCGGTCCCGGTTGAGGCTGAGCAGGGTCACGTTGCCCCACTCGTCCTTATAGTACTGCTTGCAGAGCATGTCGCCGTCGAAAAAGAAGATCCCCACGTCTCCGTTTGCCAGAGGATCCCGGTTGACGTAGACCGTGGAGCCGTCCATGATGTAGGGCTCCATGCTGTCGCCATCGATCTTTACGGCGAAATCCGCATGGGCCGGCACGTCGCCGCCTACCTCGATGTATTCAAAATCCTCCCCGAAGGCAGGAGAGGCATAGCCGGCGGCAGAGGGGCTGTAATAGAACGGGATCGACCGGCCGGTGCTCTCCCCCGATTCGTCAAAGGCCTCGTATTTCTTGGAGCGCTTTTTCTTCTTCTCCTCCGCCACGCGCTTCTCTTCCTCGGTCAGGACGACGTTCACCACCGTCTTGCCATGCTTGTCCAGCGTGTCGTAACGCTTCGCAACTTCCGCCGCCTCATCCGATACGGATGGGGCGGTTTTTGCTTTTTCACGCGAAAACGGCACAACAGCCCCGGCAGCACTTTCCTTCCGCAGGTCGATCTCCATCTCATCCACGGCGGAGGCCAGGTCGTTGAAGGTCGTTCCCATGGCACGGGCTACGGCATTCAGCTTCTCCAGCGTGGGCTTGATGGGCTTGTGAGTCTTCGGATTCTCTCCCCGTTCCAGCATGGAGATGTAGCCATTGGAAAGACCGCATTGGGCGGCAAACTGCCTTTGAGACAGGTCGTGCTCTTTCCTGTACCGTTTAATATATTCACCGAGTGTCATAACGGACCCTCCTTCAAGTGTTCAATTTATTATACAAACGGGCGCCAGGGCTGTCAATGGATTTTGTGAAATAAATTTAACAAAAATTGTGCAATCCACTTGACAAGAGCAGGGGGTGTGTGTATGATTGATTGTGTAATCGGTTAAACGCTCGGAGCCGGAAGGGGGTGATCCTTATGGGCCACAAACTGAAAACAGTACGGGAAGCCAAGAAAATGACCCAGGAAGACCTGGCAAAGGAAAGCGGCGTCAGCCGGGGGACAATTGCAGCCATTGAAAGCGGCCGGGCACAGACGACAACGACCAAAACCCTGCTGAAGCTGGCAAAGGCTCTCGGTGTAACCATTGACCAGATATTTTTTTGACTTGAGTGTTTAACCTATTAAACGACCGGAAGTAAGTATTAGAAAGGAGCAGCACCATGACCTACACAACCATCCATCTCCTCCACGAGCTGCTGGAGAAGCACCTGGACAACCTGGACGATCAGCTCCAGGACGCCGAGCGGATTCTCGACGACGCCATCGCAGCCAACGAGGACGCTGCTCAGGAGGGCGACAAGGAGGCCACCGAGACCATCTGTGCCGCTGTGCGGCCCAAGCAGATGATCTCTGCGGAGCTGAATGACGCCCTGGCCGCCATGAAGGACTTCGAGAAGCACGACTGGAAGTAATCGCCGGTCAAACACAGGAAGGGTAGTGAAAATATATGTTCGGAACCAAGTACCTGACCCTCTGCCGCCCCTGTGCGGAAGGGCTCAGGGCCGGGGGTGAGCGTTTGGCGGCGCTCACCTCGAAGACCACCAAGCAGACCTGCCAGGGGTGCGGCCGGAGGCGGTTCACCCTGCGGTACAAGATGGAAGGGAGGCAGAGTAATGCCAAGAGTCAATCTCGGATCGCCGCTGAAGCAGACGGCGGCTAAGTCCTCCGCCCTGAAGAGGATGGAGGACGAGGTGGTGGAGCGGTACGGCCTTTGCCTGGACCTGAAGACCACCATGAAGGTCATCGGCCTGAAGGACCCGAAGCAGGCCCGGGCCTGGCTCCAGAAGGAGGGCATCCCCGCCATCGACTTCACGGAGCACAAGAAGAAGTACTGGGCGCCGGACGTGGTCCGGGCTCTCCACAACGCGCAGTTCAGGAATTGAAAGGAGCAAGACCAATGAAAAACAATGTCATCGCATTGCCCGTGGGGAGGATCCGGCGGGACACCGCCGTCAACCGGCGGAAGCAGAGCCGGGACCCGGACCTGATGGTCAACCTGGTGGAGAACGACCCCGGCCACATTGCCCGGAGAGAAGCCAGGCGGGAAGCGTACTATCAGGCCGCCGTGCAGGAGCGGGAAGATCAGAACCAGCTGCTCTGTGACGTGGCCACCGTGGGGATGTTTTCCGTGCTGGGGGCCGTGCTGGCCGTGGGGCTGATCCTGTGAGACGGGTCTGCCGCTGGTGCAACCGGGGCTGGGATGCACCTGGCCGGGATACCCTGCCGGACCCTTACTTCTGTCCAGACTGCGAGGACAAGGAGGAGGTCTGGCGCAAGATCGTAGCAAAGGAGCGAGAGTATGCCGCGCACACCGTTTCAGAGCCAGAGCCGGTACGAGGGAGGCCGCAGGCCGTGGAACCTGACGGCGAGCCAAAGCATGGGCAGGAACACCGGGTATCAGTGCAGGACTGATCCGGAGGAGATCCGGACCTGCCTGAGCTGTCCCCTGCCGGACTGCAAGGTCAACTGGTGCCCCGTTCTGCGGAAACAAAAAAGCGCCGCCCACAGTGCTGGCACACCGTAGACGGCAAAGAAGTAAAGAAAAACGAAGCTGGAATGATTATAACCCGGCTTCCAGTAAAAAGCAAGGAGGAACATGATATGAGCGCACCCGTTTATTCCACCACCATCAGCATCCACATGACCCGGGAGCAGGCCAGGGACTTCGCCCTGGAGGATCCGGAGAACTTCGTGGACTTCATCATGGCCTACAACACCGACGCGGTGATCGACTACATCAGGAACGACCCAAAGCTGCTGCGCAAATTCATCCTGGACGGCGGCCTGAGCGAGGAGGGAGACTGATGGTCAGGATCAATCAGCTGGAGTTTGAGAACGTCAAGCGGATCAAGGCCGTCGCCCTGGCCCCCTCGGAGACGGGCCTGACCATCATCGGCGGGCGCAACGGCCAGGGCAAGACCTCCGTTCTGGACGCCATCGCCTGGGCCCTGGGGGGCGAGAAGTACCGCCCCAGCCAGGCCCAGCGGATGGGCAGCGTCCTGCCGCCCCACCTGAAGCTGACCCTCTCCAACGGCCTGACCGTGGAGCGGGGCGGGAAAAACGGCGCCCTGAAGGTCCTGGATCCCAGCGGACGGAAGGGGGGCCAGCAGATCCTCAACGAGTTCGTGGAGCAGCTGGCCCTGGACCTGCCGAGGTTCCTCCAGGCGTCGGAGAAGGACAAGGCGGAGATCCTGCTCCAGGTCATCGGCGTGGGGGATCAGCTGCTGGAGCTGGACCGTCAGGCGTCGGAGATCTACAGCCGCCGCCACGCCATCGGCCAGATCGCCGACCAGAAGACGAAATTCGCCCGTGAAATGCCCGACTGGCCCGGGGTGCCGGAGGAGCCGGTCTCCGCCGGGGACCTGATTCGGCAGCAGCAGGAGATCCTGGCCCGCAACGGCGAGAACCAGCGGAAGCGGAACGAGGCCGAGCGCATCGGCCAGGAGTACAACCGGCAGTTTGGGAAGGTCAAGGCCTTGGAGGACGAGCTGGCGGAGGCCCGGGTGAAGCTGGACCGGCTGACAAAAGACCTGGACACCGCCCAGAGGTCCGCCGCCGATCTCCAGGACGAATCCACGGCGGAGCTGGAGGAGAACATCCGCTCCATCGAAGAGATCAACGTGAAGGTCCGGGCCAACCTGGACAAGGCAAAGGCCGAAGAGGACGCCCAGGCCTGCCGGGACCAGTACGACGGCCTGACCCGGGAGCTGGAGAGCGTCCGGGCACAGAGACAGGACCTGCTCAAGGGAGCGAAGCTGCCTCTGGAGGGCCTGTCGGTGGACGACGGGCGGCTGACCTACTTCGGGAAGAACTGGGACAGTATGTCCGGCTCCGACCAGCTGAAGGCGGCCACCGCCATCGTCCGGGCAGTGAACCCCAAGTGCGGCTTCGTCCTGCTGGACAAGCTGGAGCAGATGGACCTGGACACCCTCCGGGACTTCGGCGTCTGGCTAGAGCAGGAGGGCCTGCAGGTCATCGCCACCCGGGTGTCCACCGGGGACGAGTGCAGCATCATCATCGAGGACGGGGCGGCCCTGGCCCCGGCGGTCAAGGCGCCCCCCGCTCCTCCCGCATGGAACGGAGGCAAAGCATGAAGATTTCAAGAGGCCTGCAGACGGGGCCCCAGAAGGTGGTCCTCTACGGCCCGGAGGGCATCGGCAAGAGCACCTTCGGGGCACAGTTCCCCGCTCCCCTGTTCCTGGACGTGGAGCAGGGCACCCGGCACATCGACGTGGCCCGGATCGACCCCGCCCCCGCCAGCTGGACGGCGCTGCTGGAGACCGTGAAGGAGTTCCTGGCGGAGCGGCCGAAGGAGTTTGCCACCCTGGTGCTGGACACGGCGGACTGGGCGGAGCAACTGTGTATCGACTCTGTCTGCAAAAGAAATCAGTGGAGCGACATCCAGCAACCCGGATACGGAAGAGGACCCTCCGCAGTCATGACGGAGTTCGGAAAACTGCTGAACAATCTCAACGATGTAGTAGAGGCAGGATACAACGTGGTGATTCTGGCCCACTCCAAGATGCGGAAGTTTGAAGAACCCAACGAGGCTGCGGCATACGACCGATGGGAATTGAAGCTGCTTCCGGGTTCAGCGTCAATGGTAAAAGAGTGGTGTGATATGCTGCTCTTTGCCAACTACAAGTCAATTGTTCTGACCAGCAACGACGGGAAGAAAGGAAAAGCCCAGGGCCAGGGAAAGCGGGTGATCTACACCACCCATCACTCCTGCTGGGACGCCAAGAACCGCCACGGCCTGCCCGATGAGCTCCCCCTGGACTACGGGCAGATCGCCCACTGTATCCCCGGCCTGACGGCGGGGCAGACGTCTCCTCCGGCGGAAGCCGGTCCTTCGGAAACTCCGAACAGCGCCCCCGCGCCTCAGCCTGCGCCGGACCCCCTCCGTCCTCCCTGGTCCCCGGACCTGCCGGGCACCCTGCGGCAGCTCATGGAGCAGAGCCGCGTCACCGAGGAGGAGGTCCGGGGGGTCATCCAGAGCGTTGGCCACTTCACTGGGGACACCCCGTGGACCGTCCTCCAGGAGCGTGGCTATGTGGACGGCTACATCATCCCCCAGTGGGATTACTTCGTCACCACCATCGAATCGGACCCTGACCGGCTCCCGTTCTGAAAAAGGAGATCTCTATGAGCAGTTACGCAAACAACGGCGTCCCCCTGGACTGGGACGACGAGATCCAGTATACGGAATCCAGCTTCATCCTTCTCCCCGCAGGGGAGTATCCCTTCACCGTCACCGGCTTCGACCGGCAGAACTACGACGGCAGCGAGAAGATCCCCGCCTGCAAGATGGCGGTCCTCCACCTGGCGGTGGACGGCGGCGACCAAGGGACAGCCAACGTGGACGAGCGGCTGTACCTCCACACCTCCGCCATGTGGAAGCTGTCGGAGTTCTTCGTGTCCATCGGCCAGCTGCAGAAGGACGGCGCCGTCCGCATGAACTGGAACGCCGTCCCCGGAGCCGCCGGCACGGTGAAGCTCTCCGTCAACAAGTACACCAACAAGAAGGGCGAGGAACGGACCAACAACCGGGTGGAGCACTTCCTGCCCCCGGAGAACGGCCAGCCCGCCGCCCCCAACGCCTATCAGCCCCCGGTCAGACAGCCTGCGCCGCCTCCCCCCGCTGCCTCCGCCCCCCAGTGGCAGCAGCCTGTCCAAGGCCAGCAGACTGCCATGAACGGATTCCAGCGGCAGGGCCGGGTGGGTGACTACCAGGCGGAGAAATTCTAATGACCGGGAACCGGCTGTTAGAGCTGCGGCCGTATCAGGAAGAGGCCAGGACGGCAGTGCAGGACCAGTGGGACCAGGGGAACGAACGGACTCTCCTGGTCCTTCCCACCGGCTGCGGGAAGACCATCGTCTTCTGCAAGATCGCCGAGGACCGGATCCGCCGGGGGGAGCGGGGCCTGATCCTGGCCCACCGGGGGGAGCTGCTGGAACAGGCCGCCGACAAGCTCTTCCAGGCCACGGGGCTGCGGTGCGCCGTTGAAAAAGCAGAGCAGTCCAGCCTGGGGGCCTGGGAGCGGGTGACGGTGGGCTCCGTCCAGAGCCTCCAGCGGGAGAAGCGGCTGGAGCGCTTCGACCCGGACTACTACCAGTTCATTATCGTGGACGAGGCTCACCACGTTCTCTCCGACGGGTATCAGCGGGTGCTGGAGCATTTCTCCGGCGCCCATGTGCTGGGGGTCACCGCCACCCCGGACAGGGGAGACAAGCGGGATCTGGGCCAATACTTCCAGTCCCTGGCCTATGAGTACACCCTGCCGAAGGCCATCAAGGAGGGGTATCTGAGCCCCATCAAGGCCCAGACCATCCCACTGAAGCTGGACCTCACCGGCGTGGGCATCCAGTCCGGCGACTTCAAGGCCGGGGACCTGGGCACCGCCCTGGACCCCTACCTGGAGCAGATCGCCGGAGAGATGGCGGCGGCCTGCATGGACCGGAAGACCGTGGTCTTCCTGCCCCTGGTGAAGACCTCCCGGAAGTTCCGGGACATCCTCAACCGCCACGGCTTCCAGGCAGCCGAGGTCAACGGCAACAGCGCAGACCGGGCCGAGGTCCTGGCGGACTTCGAGGCCGGGCGGTACAACGTCCTGTGCAACTCCATGCTCCTCACCGAGGGCTGGGACTGCCCCTCTGTGGACTGCATCGTGGTGCTGCGGCCCACCAAGGTCCGGTCCCTCTACTGCCAGATGGTGGGCAGAGGGACCCGGCTGGCTCCCGGCAAGGACCATCTGCTCCTGCTGGACTTCCTCTGGCACACGGAGCGCCACGAGCTCTGCCGCCCTGCCCACCTCATCTGCGAGAGCCCCGAGGTGGCCGCTCAGACGGCGGCGAACCTGGAGGAGGCAGGCGGTCCCGTGGACCTGGAGGAGGCCGTGGAGCAGGCCACGGAGGACGTGGTGGCCCAAAGAGAGGAAGCCCTGGCCAAGCAGCTGGAGGAGATGCGGAAGCGCAAGCGCCGGCTGGTTGACCCCCTGCAGTTCGAGATGTCCATCCAGGCGGAGGACTTGGTAAACTACCGCCCCGCCTTCGGCGCGGAGCTGGGCCCCGCCACGGAGAAGCAGAAGGCCGCTCTGGAGAAGCTGGGCATCCTTCCCGACGCCATCGACAACTTCGGCAAGGCCTCCCTCATGCTGGACCGGCTGAACAAGCGCCGGGCGGAGGGCCTGACCACGCCGAAACAGATCCGATTTCTCGAGAACAAGGGCTTCCTCCATGTGGGGACCTGGAGCCTGGAGGACGCCAGCCGGATGATCAGCCGGATCCAGGCCAACAACTGGCGGGTGCCCTTTTCTGTGGACCCCGCCACCTACCGTCCGGAGAGGGATATCGCATGACAGAACAGCATGAATTTGATCTCAGGCCCCTGCTGGATCACATCGACCCCGCCGCCCTGTCCTATCAGGACTGGCTGGGCGTGGGCATGGCCCTCCAGCTGGAGGGCTACGACCTGGAGGACTGGGAAAACTGGTCGCGCAGGGACGCCGGCAGGTTCCACGAGGGGGAGTGCGCCCGGAAATGGGCCGGCTTCCGGGGCAGCGCCTCCCCGGTCACCGGGGCAACCATCACCCAGCTGGCCAAGGAGGTCGGCTGGACCCCGGCGGGGCGGGCCTATGACCCCGACGGCCACGCCCTGGACTGGGATTCGGTCATCCCTTATACCAACGACCTGAAGGTGGTGGACCGGAACTGGATGGAGCGGCGGGAGCTGCCCTCCCCTCCTTCGGACTGGAACGGGACAAGCGACCTGGTGAAGTATTTGGAGATCCTCTTCGACTCCACGGACATCGTGGGCTATGTCACCGAGTCCTGGGAGCGGGACGGGAAGTTCTTCCCCTCCAAGGGCCACTGGAACTATACCGCCGGGGAGCTCATCGACCAGCTGAACCGCCACAGCGGCGACCTGGGGGCGGTGCTGGGAGACTACAACCCCGCCGTGGGGGCGTGGATCCGCTTCAACCCCCTGGACGGGAACGGCTGCATGAACGAGAACGTCCGGGGCTACCGCTTCGCCCTGGTGGAGTCCGACGCCATGGAGCTGGAGGACCAGTACGCCGTGATCCGGGAGCTGGAGCTTCCGGTGGCCTGCCTGGTCCACAGCGGAAAGAAATCCCTCCACGCCATCGTCCGGGTGGACGCCGACACCTATGAGGAGTACCGGAAGCGGGTGGACTACCTCTACGACGTCTGCCAGAAGAACGGACTGGCCGTGGACAAGCAGAACCGGAACCCCTCCCGGCTCTCCCGGATGCCCGGCGTCCTGCGGAACGGGAGGCCCCAGTATCTCGTGGCCACCGACCTGGGGAAGAGCTCCTGGGCGGAGTGGAAGGAGTGGATCGAGAGCGTCAACGACGACCTTCCCGACGAGGAGGATGAGGTCATCGGCCAGCGGGGGAACCTGGCCCCGGAGCTCATCGGCGGCGTCCTGCGGCAGGGGCACAAGCTCCTGCTGGCAGGACCGGCCAAGGCGGGGAAGTCCTTCGCCCTCATCGAGCTGGCCATCTGCATCTCCGAGGGCATCCCCTGGCTGGGCTTCCCCTGCGCCAAAGGGAAGGTCATGTACGTGAACCTGGAGCTGGACAGAGAGAGCTGCAAGGACCGCTTCGCCATCGTCCGGGCCGCCATGAAGGCCCCCGCCACCACCCCGGTGAAGATCTGGAACCTCCGGGGCCGCTCCGCACCTATGGACAAACTGGCTCCCAAGCTGATCCGCCGGGCGTCCAAGGACCGGTACGCCGCCATCATCATCGACCCCATCTATAAAGTCATTACCGGCGACGAGAACAGCGCCGATCAGATGGCCGCCTTCTGCAACCAGTTCGACAAGGTGGCCACGGAGCTGGGCTGCGCCGTGATCTACTGCCATCACCATTCCAAAGGTAGCCAGGGCCAGAAACGGAGCATCGACCGGGCCTCCGGCTCCGGGGTCTTCGCCCGGGACCCCGACGCCCTGCTGGACCTCATCGAGCTGGAAGTCTCCGACGAGCTGCGAGCGCAGCAGGAGCGGGAGGCCGTCTGCGCCATCTGCCGGGAAGAGCTGGACAGAGCCGGCCTGCTGGACCGGGTGGAGCCCGACGACCAGTACAACGAGAGAGCGGTCCTGTCGGCCTGTGAGAATCTTCTGGGGGACGCCTTCGTCCCGGGATTCAAAAGGGTCCAGGATGCCCGAAAGGAAGCGCAGAGCCTTACCGCCTGGCGCATCGAGGGCACCCTGCGGGAGTTTTCCAAGTTCCCGCCGGTGAACGTGTGGTTCCGGTATCCGGTCCACCGGGCGGACAGCACAGGCGTCCTGGCGGACATCGATCCGGAGATGCAGCCGCCCTCCTGGAAGAAGAATTTCAAGAAGAAACGCAGCCCTGAAGACCGGAAGAAGGACCGCCGGAAGGAGCTGGAGATGGCCTTCGGCGCCTGCGAGATCGACGGCGACGTCACTCTCCCGAACCTGGCCCAGTGCATGGGCATGAGCGAGAAAACCGTCCGGAACCGCATCAAAGAGCACGGCGGATTCTGGATCGACGAGG